AATGAGAGGTGATAGTATTTACATTATGGATTTAGTTCCTTATGCTTCTACTATTACAGCAGCAAATACACAAGCTAATGCTAGAAACTCATCATATGGTGCTGCTTACTGGCCTTGGTTACAGACAATTGACCCAGATATGGGTGATCAAGTATGGGTACCAGCTTCGGCAATGATTCCGGGGGTTTACGCGTTTAACGACAATGCCTCTGAACCATGGTTCGCTCCGGCGGGTATTAATAGAGGTGGTTTAACTACCGTAATTCGCCCAGAAAGAAAATTATCCCAAGCTAACAGAGATAGTTTATACACTAATAAAGTAAACCCAATTGCTTCATTCCCAGGTGTAGGAACAGTAGTATATGGTCAGAAAACATTACAACGTCAAGCAAGTGCTTTAGATAGAGTAAATGTTAGAAGATTATTAATTGCTCTTAAATCATATATTGGTCAAACGGCTCAAACATTAGTATTTGAACAAAATACAGCAGCTACAAGAAATAACTTCTTAGCTTCAGTAAATCCTTACTTAGAATCAGTAGTTCAAAGACAAGGTTTATATGCTTTTAAAGTGGTAATGGATGAATCTAACAATACACCAGATGTAGTTGATAGAAACCAAATGGTAGGTGCTATTTATTTACAACCAACCAAAACCGCAGAATTCATAATCTTAGACTTTAACGTGTTACCAACAGGAGCAACATTCCCTAGTTAATAAGTTTAAAAGTTAAATATTTATAATAAAATAAACAACAATGGCAGTATTAGATCCCAACGAAATATTCTTTACAGCATTTGAGCCTAAACAACCCAATAGGTTTATTATGTATATGGACGGATTTCCTTCATTTATAGTAAAGGGTGTAAGTGCTGTAACTTTAACTCAAGGTTCTGTACCTTTAAATCATATTAACGTTCAACGTTTTGTTAAAGGTAAAACAGTATGGAACCCAATTACATTTACCCTTTTTGACCCAATTACACCTTCAGGTGCTCAAGCAGTAATGGAATGGGTACGTTTACACCATGAATCAGTTACTGGTAGAGATGGGTATTCTGATTTCTATAAGAAAGATTTAACATTTAACGTATTAGGTCCTGTGGGTGATGTAGTATCGGAATGGATTATTAAGGGTGCTATGATCACATCAGCTGACTTTGGGGCTTATGGATGGGATGATGTAGATGCCGCAGTAAATCTTACAATGGAAGTTCAACCAGATTACTGTATCTTGAATTTCTAAAAAAAATTAATATTTTTATAAAGAGAGCTTGGATTCGTTCAAGCTCTTTTTTATATTCATATTTATACTCGAATAAAGTTATTATAAATAAAAGATATGGAATTTAAATTACCGACTGAAACTGTAACCTTACCATCTAAAGGTTTATTTTACTCAAAAGACAACCCACTTTCATCTGGAGAAGTTGAAATTAAATATATGACAGCAAAGGAAGAAGATATTCTTACTAATGCTAATTATATTCAAGATGGTACTGTATTAGATAAATTAATGAAGTCACTTATAGTTAGTAAAATTAATTATAATGATCTCCTTATTGGTGATAAAAATGCTATTATGATAGCATCTCGTATTTTAGGGTATGGTAAAGATTATAAATTTACATACCAGGGTGAAGAGCATACAGTTGATTTAAGTACCCTTGAAAATAAAGAAATAGACTCTAGCATATTTACTCCAGGCGATAATATCTTCAATTTTACATTACCTACTACAAATGTAGAAATTACTTTTAAGTTATTAACTCATGGTGATGAAGTAAAAATATCTCAGGAAATAAAAAGCCTTAAAAAAATAAATTCAAAAGCTACTGCAGATCTTACTACAAGACTTAAATATATTATACAATCTGTAGATGGTAGTAATGAAACTAAAGACATTAGAAATTTCATAGATAATTATCTTTTAGCACAAGATGCTAGAGCTTTAAGAAATTATATTAATGAAATTCAACCTGATGTTGACCTAACTTTTTTTCACGAACGGACTGAAAAAAGAAGTGGCATTCCCATTGGACTTAACTTTTTTTGGCCTGACGCTTAAGACCGCACCCCAATATAGAATGAATACATTAACTGAAGTACATGATTTAGTATTTCATGGTAATGGTGGTTACATATGGAGTGATGTTTATAATATGCCTATTTACTTAAGAAGATTTGCTCTTTCTAAAATACGGGATCATTTTGAAGCAATGAATAAAACTCAAGATGCAAAATCACCCAATTCAAAAACAGTAGTAGGTTCTGATGGAAAAGTTAAGGCCCCACAATTTACTAAATCCTCAACTAAATACAAATAAAAACATATTCTTTTAATATTTATTACATATACATAGAATATGGCTGTAGGAGACAATTTAAATAAAGCAAACCAAGAAGCAAAAGAGTTAAATCAAGAATTAGCTCTTATAGCTGATGCTATTTCTTCTATAGGAGATTCCCTAAAAAAAGATTTTATTGCGGAATTAGAAAAAGTAGGTGATCTTACAAAAGAGCAAAAAAATAATTTAGCAGGTACTTATTCTAAGGGTTTTAAAGAAGCAAGTAAAGCTGTAGAAAGTGTAGCAGTTGCTCTAGCTAAACAAAAATCCGGTACCCTTAAACTTTCAGAAATTCAAAAACTTCAAAATAAGTTAATTGAAATTAAAGCTAAAAAACAATTAGTTTTAAATCAAGCAGAGCTTTATGGTGTTGAATTAAGTGAAGAAAAACTTGTTGCTTTAAACAAAGAAATAGCAGCTTTAGAAGGAGGTGTAGGAAAAATTAAAGATGCTAAAACTCAGTTTGGTGGTTTAGCTGCTTTAGCTGGTGAAAAATTTAAAGAACTTAACCTTAACGTAAAAGATTTAGCAGGTGCTGTTTTAAAATTTGCGATACAAAAGCTAAAAGAATTTGATACTGAAACAGTTAATATTCAACGTAATTTTGCTGTTACTAAAACGGAAGCAATTCAAATTAACCAACAACTTGCTAGAACCGCTGTAGGAGCAAACACTTTAGGAGTTAATTTAGAAAGTGTAACTAGAGGTGTTAATTCTTTAAATGAAGAATTAGGAGGCACTGCACTTCTATTTACAGAAGACATCCAGGTAGGGATGGCTGAGCTTACAGATCGCCAAAAATTATCAGTTAAGGCAGCAGCTTCATTTACTACACAAGCTATCAATTCAGGTAAAGCTGTTGATACAATTAGAGCAGAACAAGAAGCAACATTTAAAGCAGTTAAAGCGTCAACCGGTGTAGCCTTAAACTTTACTCAAACCTTAGAAGAAGCAGGACAAATTTCAGGAGCATTGAGACTTAATTTAGAAGCAACCCCTGGTGGTCTTACTGAAGCTGTAGCTCAAGCAAAATCCTTAGGGATAGAAATGAGTGCTATTTTAGGTACCCAAGCTAGTATTTTAGATTTTGAAACCTCTATTGCAAATGAATTAGCAGCAGAAGCTTTAATTGGTAGAGATATTAATTTAGAAAGAGCTAGATTAGCTGCCCTAAATAATGATATAGCAGGGTTAACCCAAGAAATCGCATCACAATTTGGCTCAGTTGAAGAATTCCAAAGTTTAAGTTATGTCCAACAAGAGGCATTTGCAAAAGCTTTAGGTATGTCTAAAGATCAACTGGCTGAACAATTAAGAACTCAACAATCAATTAATGAACAAATAGAAACAGGTGTAGAAACTGCTGGTGATTCTCTTACCCAAAATTCATCAGCCCTATCAGCTCAAGAAGCCTTAACTGAAAGTATAAATTCATTAAATAGTATCTTAAAAACAAGTTTAGGACTTATATTAGGTATAGCAACAGCAGCAGCAATAATTTTAGCAATTCCAACAGGTGGTTTATCTTTAGGAATTGGTGCAGCAGCCGTAGGCGCAGGAGCAGCTGTTGGTGTTGGGGCTAATGCTTTAGTAAATGATGGTATGGCCCCATCTTCTAAAGGCCCATTTACAATTACAGATTCATATGGAGCTACAGCAGTAACAACCGCAGGAGATAATGTAGTAGTTTCCCCTAATGTAAACTCTGGAGGGGGTGGTGGTGGTATCACTTCTGCCCAAGCTAATAAAATGATTTCTTTACTTGAAAAAGTAGCAAATAAAGATTTCTCCGTTAGTATGGATAGCCGCAAACTATCAGATTCTATGCAAACATCAGGAGTTTCTTATAGTAGTTAATATTTATAATAAAATAATAAAATCATGGGATTAAAAGATCAATTAGCAAACGCAGGTTCAAATTTAACACAATGGGATGGTTCAACCCCCTCAGATATGCCTGGGGCCAATCCACAATCAAGACTTCATAAAGAATACTCGATTAATGGTAACCCAAATATGTCTCAAAAACCATCACCTTCTCAATTAGACTTAGATGGGTTAACCCCTCCAAAATACACAGATAACCTTCCAGGATAATCTATGCCTTTAATAGATCTAAAAACCGACCTTAAATCATTAAGATTTAAATCCTCCGACACCCCAGGTGATAGACCAGGTGGCGGGTGGAGTTATCAACCTTTTGTTACTAAAAATAAAGATTATTTAGATAACGTATCGATTGAAGATCTAAGACGTACTGGTGGTAAAGATATGCTTTTAAGAGGAGGTACCCTTGTTCCTAGAAGTATATTTGAAGATGAAGAAAGATTATCAAAATTCCTATTTACTACCCCAGCAGGTTTTACTTTTCAAGCTCAACAAAACGTACTTTCAATTACAGGTGTTAGAGTATTTGGTGGATACCCTAATCAAGTAAGAGCTGCTAATATTAATAAAGCAAATGATGGTACATACTTACCAACCAGCACCTTAGCAGCAGTTGCAGGTACTGCCCTTGGGTTCCACCCTAACAAACAAGGGATAGATTTTACAGGAACCTCTGATCTTTTATCACGTCCTCAATACTTAAATTTAGTAAAAGGGGGAGTTTATAATACTGGTAACTTTGAAGGGATATCTAAAGTTACAAATAATAGATTATTTAATCTTTATTCTAATAAAATAGTAGGACTCCCATTACAGGCATTAGCACTTTCAAGTGGTAATGCTAATACTGGTCCTTTAGCTCAATTTCTTCTAAATAATAAATTAGTTAGGGGTATTTCTAATTTTGTAGACAAAAACCTAGGTAATCCTGAAAGTTTATATGCTTATTTAGGAGGCCCTCAAGCAACTGAAGGCCCTGCAGGTAAAACCATTATTAAAATTGGTGGTGATTCTACTACAAGACAATACGGGGGTGATGTATTAATAGGTAATAATATCTTTACTTCAAACAGAGCATCACAAAACTCAGCTTTAAAATTCTCTACACTATCTCAAACTCAATTAGCTACTTACCCTGTTATTGGAGATGGTTCTACTTACAACACAGTTACAGATTTTAGAGATAATTTACAAGCTAAACCAAATTCATTCATTGCTAAATCTCTCCCCTATGAAAAGTATAATATTGAACAAAGAATCAATTTAGGAGACCCCGGAAGAAGAACAGTAAATAGAAGCAACCCTACAAAAGGTATACCTAGTAATGCAAAGGGTTTAGATCAAATTAATTCAATGTACTTATATCAAAGTGACTTTGTTACTACTGATAAACGTAAAAATGATTTAATTAAATTTAGAATAGCTACCATATTAAACGACAATCCTAGCCAATCTATATTTACCCATTTTAGGGCTTATATAAATTCTTTTACAGATAGCATGAATGCAAGCTGGAATAGCTTTAAATACTCAGGTAGGGGTGAAGATTTTTATACTTACCAGGGCTTCCAAAATAGCATTTCAATGAATTTTACAGTAGTAGCTCAATCTGTACAGGAGCTTTCTATTATGTTCCAAAAATTAAATTATTTAAAGTCAACCCTTGCCCCTGACTACTCAGATAGTGGTTATATGAGAGGTAATATCCATAAATTAACAGTAGGTGCTTACTTTTATGAAGTTCCTGGAATAATCGATAGTTTAACTTATACAATTCCTAATGATACTACTTGGGATATTGCACTCCCCTCCCAAAAAGCAGGTATACAAGATAAGTTACTAGGAGGAATTAATGTACGTACACCTGAAGTAAAAGAACTACCCCACAGGATAGAAGTCCAAATGGCATTTAAACCAATTTATGATTTCTTACCTGAAACCGTAAAAGATATAGAAGCTAGAGGAGAGAATATGACTCAAAGATTTATCACTTTACAAGATTCAATTAGTAAATCTTCTGATAATTTATATGTTAAGGAAATTAGTGATGATTTTAGGGTAAATGGTATTAATACTCAAGCAGC